TGGGATTTGTTTGATTCATATTCTGTATGTTCACTCTCCCAGTGGTTTGCAGCGACACAAAAATCGCATGTCTTGTGTCGTGTCCCTAGTGTTTTGTATCATCATATGAGAATCGTTAAATGTATAATTGAACAACACTCATGCGCGAGTGGTATCCGTATTTACCTGCTTGGTTAAGAACCGGTGAGCACTACCTAACGCTAGCAGGCACGCTTAGATCCATCAATGAATAATCGGGGCAAACTTAAAATAAATACGTATGGTTGGAAATCACTCTCAAAATTTATTAGTAAGCATTGCTTTCACTTTTACTCCGATTATTATCATTCGCAACCTCGGTTCAATCCGGAAGCAAGTAGAAGATTTTGCTTCCCGACTGTTCCGTACCTCCCCCGTCAATGTTCTCGATCTCGACCAAGTTGTAGAGAGTGGCGAACGCGAACTAGACGATGAAACTGTACCCAGTCAGGCTATAGTGTTAGGACTGCCCCCCGCATACGTTGAGCCCACCCCTAGGGTGCGGCACCGTCTCTCCGCCTTCCGGCGGCGTATCCTTTACACTTTAAGACAACACCACTGCATCGATGACTATCCTCATACAGCTGAAAATGAGCGGATTATTCGGAGAAAAGTCGAAACAATTGTCATGCAACTCGTCGGACCTGATTCTCGACCATCTGATAACCTAGCACACATTACCATTGTGACGAAGACATTTTTCATACCCACGGACCATGACGTACTTGGCCGCGACATTCAGCACTCGCATTACGCCAGGAAACGCAAACAGGAGTATGATAGATGGTATTGGCTAGGCTTTAGAAGTTGGTTTGAAGGTCGCTCACTTTACGTGGGCGGCCCTCAATCACAAAAACCCTGAGGGGGCCCAGGCGACGTGCCAGGTACTGATACGATATCTTCGCTATCTATTACTAAGGTCATGGTGCGTCGTTTTGGGTCGCCTCTTCGTGATACACGTGTCACCCGATTTCATGGGGTCGGGCCTGAATCTCGTGTGTCATATTTCCGCAACTCTATACACAACCTTTCACAAGCTATTGAGGCACGCGTGTTCCGCCGCAAGAAAGGAAGTGTGTGGTCTTATGTTGCAGATACCCCCCATGCTCCGGGAGTCTATTTAGACCAAGGGAAACAATTCGCCGATCTTATTCATGAATCCCCTGTGACTATCGCCGTTATGTCCCCAAAGCAATTTGTGGCGCATTACACGAGCCGTAGGCGGGCGATTTACGAAAAAGCACGCATTTCACTTCTCCACGATAGTGTGAGCAGAGTGGACGCCGAGTGTAAATGTTTCCTAAAGAAAGAAAAAGACATACGGAGTGATAAACCTGATGCTATTCCTCGCGTCATCACCTTTCCCTCCCCGAGATTTGGGTTGAGTATAGGGTGCTTTATCAAACCGGTAGAGTCGGTGCTGTTCACGCGCATCGACGATGTTTTTGGATCACCTACGGTAATGAAAGGGAAGAATTACTTACAAGTTGGACAAATCATAAGGGAGAAGTGGGAGAACTTTACTAACCCTTCCTCTGTTGATGGAGATGTATCGAGACTCGATTCAAGCATCAGTAACGAAGCCCAGAAATTCTATTTCAATATAATTGAAAGGTTTTTCGATGCATACGATGCTGAAGAATTCAGGAGGCTCTACAAATATACCAAGAATTGTAAAGTGAGGGGCAGAGCAGCAGACGGCTCTGTTTCTTTTATATCCTCGGGATTAGGCTCAGGCCAGATGTATACATCTCAGATGGGTGTTGTTATAGTGTGTTATGTGCTCTTTGAGTACAAACGTGCTTTCAATGCTAATATAGAGATAGTTAATTGTGGCGACGATTTCACCGTAATAGGTGAAAATAAAGACGTCGAGCAGTTTATCATTCATGGTGAAGAGCATTTCCGAGGCTTTAATTTTCTCTTAAAACTAGGAACCATTAATACCATTCTGGAGCGCATTGAGTTTTGTCAGACCCAACCAGTGTGCATAGAGGGAACTTACAGAATGGTCCGTAACCCACGACGCGCAGTCATAAAGGATTCAACATCAATCGATTACTTGAGCTGTAACACAATGTACGCTAAATTTCTACGAGCAATATCATGTGGTGGTATTGCCACTCATGGAGGCGTTCCTATCCTCCAAGAAATTTACAAAATGTACGGCAGATCATCCCTTCTTATCACAGATACTCTCGGTAAACGGGGTAAGAGGAAGGTAGAAAGGGCACAATTGGATGACAATTCGATGAAGTATTGGGGCAAGAATCTCTCGTACTCTTACGGAGAAATTGGCCCAGGCACTCGTTTTTCGTTTTATCTGGCATTTGATATAGATCCAGTCGAACAAGTCACAATTGAGGACCATTACAAACAGATCGTAATCACAACATCACCCCAGCCTCACCAACCTGGGGATGAATACCAATGGTGTCGGGATTAGCTATCCCCGTCCTAGGACGTTAAATATTGGGTTGTGTGCTTAAGGCCCAAAACGTTTGGCTTTGCCTATAAATATTTACGTGCTAAACAGAATGCCGAGAGACTGCACGGAGCCGCGTTAGTTGCACATGATGAACAGTCCAGTAGATGATAGCTGGATCCAATACATATCATATCCCACGCAAATAATATCAATAATAATGGCTCAATTACAGGTTATCTCCACGTCAAGACCAAGACGTAGACGTGGTAAGAAGAGCAAAAATAATAGTATTAAGACATCTAATAAGGTTGCAGTTAAGAAGACGGATGAACGTTCTCTTCTGCAGAAGCTCGGTGCCATGACCCTACGTGGTGCTGGAGCTGGTATAGGTTATGCCGTAGGTAACCCAGCAATGGGTTACAATACTGGGGCTCATGTTTCGAGATATTTAGGTTTGGGTAAATATACTCTCGCCAAGAACACGTTGTATCAAGAGACGATGAGGAACGGTTCAGTTCCTGTTATGCATTCTACGAGCGAATCTACTGTGATTCGGCATCGGGAGTACATCCAGGATATTGTTTCGTCCTCTACGGCGAACAACTTCCATCTCAACACGTTTCCTATCAACCCTGGTTTGAGTTCCACGTTTCCGTGGCTCTCAACTATTGCTTCCCAATACCAGGAGTACTCCTTCAAGGGACTGTTGTTTGAATTCAAGTCAACTAGTGCGGATGCTATTGCGAGTAGTACTAACACAGCTTTAGGCAGTGTTATGATGGCTACCCATTACAATCCCGTGCTCCCTGACTTTACTTCCAAGACTCAAATGCTGAACGAACATTTTGCTAATGACGGCAAACCTTCGGACAATATTATACATTTTATAGAATGTGACCCTAAAGAGAATCCATTCAATATTTTGTATGTAAGGAATGGGGCTGTTCCATCCAATGGAAATATACAGAACTATGACTTAGGCGAGCTTGGGGTTGCAACAACAGGAATTCAGGGTGCAAGTAATGTCTGTGGAGAGCTCTGGGTTTCTTATGAGGTTGAACTTAAGAAGCCTCAAGCCTCTGAACTCTCCGGGATTTCTAACAGCGTCGTATATTATCAAGGTAGTTCACCTACGACCTCAGCTTATTTTGGGACTCAACTAATTAAAGCTGGATCATGGTTCGATGGTACAGTTACTTTTGGTACCACTACAATTACTATTGATTCTACTTACACTGGGCCTTTTGCCCTTGTGCTTAGTTACAACGCTGCCACCAGTTCGTTACCTACTGTTACCTCAACGACGAATGTTGGGGCCTTCTCACCCTTTGTGAGCGGTACTGCAAGTACACTACTCGCTGGTAACGGCACTGCATCTGCAACGGGTGTGTATGCTTTTGCGTATACCCAGACTACAGGCAGTGCTAACCGTGTGGTTCTAACACTCAGTGGAGGAACCTTGACCACGCCTGTTAATGCTTTCGTTCTCTTACTCCCATTGTCACCAGACATCGATACTGTTCCTTAATCCTCATCTTATTTATCTTTTACTTTTATTCTCACCTGCCACAATCGTAATTAAACAAAATAACAAAAATATATGTAGACTGACCATCTGCCGACAGCCGGCTAGCTGGGGGAGCGAAAACCCCTACCATAGGACCCAAAAGTCAATAAACTTGTGAGCCCACCACTCTCTTGGTGGAACGACCGCAACGTCGTTAAACTACGCGACCGCGAAGTCGTTAAACTAGGACACTGCGTTAATCGCACGGTTGTATGGCCGTCACACACCACGACCCT